GTCATAGTCTCTAAGGTTTCCCCATTCACTATTGCGATCTAGCTCTGTAAGTTGCTTCTGGACAGTACTCTGTGTAATGTCGAGAACCTTGACTGAACTAGCACTATAAACTGGAAGTTGCCAAAAGTGCTTTGGCTTTTCTCCTGCTGGTGCATCACCTGCTTTTTTGATCCTAACTGGCGTTTTATCATCTTGCCAATATTGATAACCTAATGTTGGTCTATCCAATATTCGGAATCTGTTTTCGCCTTTGACAAATTTCATAAAGCTACTTTCACCTGCGCTTGGCACGCTATAAGTCGCTTCTAAGAGTCCACTCATCTTTACTCCTTTATTGTATTATAGTTATAACCTTTGCGATCAATGAGAGCAATAACAGATTTATACGTTTCTTCATCTATCGTTGCCTTTACACCAATATCTGACTTCCAGACTTTTCGCGCTCCAGGTATGTATGTTTTGGATTTACCCAAAATTTTACGCACTTTCTGTGCAAATTGTACTCTTTCTTCTTTATCTTCTATATGAATAGTTAGGAACATGGACAGCACCTAATGGCGAAAAGAGAGAGAGAGAGTAGGTGTGGAAACGCCACTTCAAACAGCACTGTCCAAATAAGAAATAAATTTAATAAGGCCATGTGATAAAATCCATCTTTAGACCTAAAACACGAGCGATACGAACCTTATGCTCGTGGCGAAACTTACGTTTACCTCGCATCATTAGTGAAAGCATAGATTTATCTAGAGCGATTTCGCGCGCTAATTGGTTCTGACTAAAACCACACTCTCTCATATGTTGTTGTAAAGGCTTCATAAGTGTTGACAGATATTAAACCAGTTGTCAACACCATGCAAGTGTTATTTATATATTAAAATTCTTCTTCGATTCTAGTGCCTACAGTATATACGTCAGGTGCTACCTGTTGCATATCTAGGCTATTTTGTGCAAATCGAGCAAACAAATGTTCTGACTCTGCGTTAGATCCAGTAGATGTATTGTCAATACTAAATATAAATGGTCTACTCGGACCATCTACCATATTCCACACATCAGAAACCACACTATCATTGCCATGCTGATAAGATGGATATTCACTTGGTAGTAAGTCTGAATCCTGTAAGTAACTATACGTTAAATCATATGCCTGCCTACCACCATATACATTCTGCCCATATGTTCCAAGAGCAAATGGACTTTTAGAGGTACTCGATGCAGTTCTTCCAAAACTAGTTGCAGTAGCATAACGCTGTCCACCTGCGGACTCAGCTACATTGACCTTATCATAAATAATAGATCTAGTTAGGTTGAGGTCAGGTGAAAAAGGCATATCAAAGTATTCACCAATCATAATACTGCCTACAATAAAATCTGTGCTACCATCCCATGAAGTATCGCCTTCAAATTGTATCGCCCAATAACGCAAGTCCTGCTCATCAAACGTAAGTACAGTTGTGCCATCTGATGCAGGTGTCACTGTAACTGTTTTATTAGAATCAGAAGCAGCTATTGTATCTGCGTTGACAATTTCTGTAGCATTAACACTACTCCAATTTATATCAGCAGTATCTGCATTTGCACCATCTAAAGCGGTAATATCACTTGCTATATCACCTGCAAATATCTTAAAACGTCCACCTGCGCTATTTAAATTATGATTTAAAATCGCAATATAATTCTGTTTATAACTAGCAGTTGTAAAACTAAAATTGGTTAATACATGTTTAGAAGGATTGGCAGACGTATCAAATGTCACTTGATTTAGTGGTCTAAGATCAAATAACTCACCTGCGCTACCTGCTTGAACTGCAATCGTATTAGCAATATCTGACTTTACGATACCAATCTCAGAGCCTCTTGCCCTATGATAACTAATTAAGTCTGGATAAAATCTTGGTGTTTTTATAGTTTGGTTAGCCACTAGCCTACCTCTCTTGCTGTTATGCTTACCTTACCTGGTGAGCGTTTTGTTTCTACAATCATAAAATATGTACTGGTACTAAAATCAGTGCCAAACATCTCTACTGGCATATCTGTGAATGTGACTATATCACCAGTTTCGAGTTGGCATCCTTTCGCTGGATTGACTACATCGCATTGAATGATTGTTTTTATTTCTCCAATTAAATTATTATAATAAGAATAAAAATCTGCATTGCAATCGGAATTTGGTGATGTTGGTATTGTTCCTACATTTATGTCTAACGATTCAGTTTTTATACCTTCTTTTGCACCTAAATTATATTTAGCACGTGTTGCAGTATTAGTTGCGGTTACGCTATTATAATAACGACCACTTTCCGCAGGATGCAAATGATTATTTACAATCATTTTAGTGGTTAATTCATCTAGTCCAGTAGTGCTAATTTTTATATTACTAAGATCGTCTTTAGTCATATTTAAAACATTGCCATTACTTTTTAAAGTATCATATTCACTAGTTTGTACTACATAGATATACTTTAATAATCCACTAGAATCCATTTTATAACAAAAAGAAAATTCATATGCAAGTTTATCTAATACATCTTTTAAAGAAACTGGTTCTAACGCCCAATATCTACCTTTCCAATTATTAATAGCACGATCCGTATTTAAAGCACTATAGTTAATTGGATCATAACTTCCTAAACCTGCAAACCTCATTAGTAAATCACGATGAATATCATGCCCATGCGCAATTGCACCATCGTCCCAAGAAGCCGTTAACCCATCTCTACCTATGTATAAATTCTTTAGATTAGAAGCAGCATTTACACTTGCGTTAGTGCTACCTTTAGTCTCATCATATGATTCTTGTATGTCACAGTATAAAACCATATCAGTAAATCTTAATGTACATGCAATTGTATTTGTATCTACTGATCCAATTTGAGTTTGTAACCGAACAGTGTTTAAATTATTATTAGAAAGGCTTAATCCAATTGAACCATAATCACTACTACTTACAGCTACTTGACCAGCATAACCATTTGGTTGTGTAATCGCAACATTTTGATTCGGAGGAACTGTTCCATTATACATATCACCATCTGAACCATTGTGCCATATTTTTATAAATATATCAGCATTTACTTGTGATGGAGCAGTAACAATACTTCCTTTTACATCGACATCAAGATCATTAATTTTTTTTAATTCACATGCATAATTATAATATACAGTTTTTATTGTAGTATCATTAATAGTACCAGTGAAAGTATGTAATAGACCATTGGTCCCATCATAATCATCATAAGTCAAATGTTCTGTATTAGAAAACGTGCTAGTACCTTTAGAGCTTATATTGGTAGCGTTAATTCTAAAACGTCTACGCATTTCTCTTTTTACAATACCAATATTAACATTGGTATCATATCCTAATACTAAATCTTTAGTTTGTGCAATATAATTATCTGCTTTAATTGGCAAAAAAGCATCAGCGGTTTGGTCGTAGTAGTGAGGTCGTAAATCTGAATGCGATTTTGTTGTAATAATTAAATGATCATCGGTAATGCCTTTTCTTTTAAAAGGCGCAGGATATAATGCATTTGTATGCTCTCTAACTAAACTTTTATCACCATGCTCAATGTAATCTCCATATGCAACAGGTTGATATATATCGTTTTGAGATTTTACTTGTGGAAATTCAATTTTATCCCAAGGTCTATGCGCATTTATTTGTAATGCTAGTTTTTGTTTTTCATTTAATTGTATATCAACTAATCTGCCAGTAAAAATACGTTGGCAATCACTAATAGAATCTGAGCCGTTAAACTGCGCATATACACGAATATTTTTATTTAAATAATTATTTGTACCATTGAATATTCTTTTATAGACATCAATCCCATCAAAAACTACATTCGCTACATTTAGAGAAATATTACTTGTAGTTGAAGTACCACTAGTGATACTAATAGAATCACGTACACTTACATTGTTATTTAATACTGCGCCAGGATAAAAATTATTATCTACTGTGGTATCGCTAGTAGCTACACCAAAACTATGAATAAATTCATCAAAACCACCAACTGACCATGTAGCACCTGTAATAGTGCCACTATTTGAATTACTACTACTATCTAACACTGTTGATCCTGTACCTTCATCTAGTTTCCAGTATCCAACTAAGTTCGATGCAGTGCTATCAATGGTTCTGTTATAGTAGTGTGCAATTTGGCTATCTGATCGTGCTACACTCCAAACTCTTGCGTGAGCTATTTCACCATCAAATTCATTGTTTTGTTCAAAATTAGCACCAATAGACACAACTCCAGATGTACCACCAGTTGGATCATTAGAAACATTCGTTGTTACAGTTCCAACTTTTACACCATCAACATAGTATCTCATTTGGTTTAGGCTATCATCTCGCAATACAGCTACGTGATGCCAATTATTTGCGGTAATAGCACTAGTAACAACAGTATTTGATACATTTGATCCAGTACCATATTGATATTTACATCGTAAACCATTATTACTTAAAGCAATTTGCCAATTTGTATTTTTAGCTACGGTTGATCCATCCTGACTGCGTTCTAATATAATTTGCGTACCACTACTAGCACTATAAGCATCTGGTTTAATCCACGTTTCTAATGTGAAATTAGTATATAGTCCTAAAACATTACCAAAAGATACATAGTCATCCGTACCATCAAACTCTAAACACGTATCATTATCGGCACTAAATTGAAATAGCCAATTCTCATTGACGTTGGATTCTGATGGCGCATTACTTAATGCCATACTATGCTAATCCTTGATTGCTAACTTTCTGTATTTCTGGAATTAAATTATCTCTTACAAACTCATCGTTACCAATCATGTTCCCTGAGATATTGATAGTAACACCACCTGCGTTGCCAGTTCTATTCATATTGGCTAGGTTCTGTACTCCAATATTCTGCACTGCGGATCTCTTCATTATAAACTCACCTGCCTGTGCTAAAATAGGCACATTGTCTTCTCCTTGTACTTGTCCACCTTGCGCAAAGCGTTGGATTCCGTTATCTTTTACTAAACCACCTGTGTGCGCAGTCATCATCCCAATACCTTGAATAATTGCACCTGGTATCTGTCCACCAGGTATCAAGCTAATAATACTACCCATTATCCTTATCATTTGACCAGCGGTAACTTCAGCATCAGACTTTAAAGTCTGCATGGCATTAGCCGCCATTAAAATACCACTTGCAAACTGGTTAGATAAGTCTACATTTGTTTTCATACTTTTCTCTAATACTTTACCAGATTCTTTCTGTAAATCATTTAATTCTTCTTGTGCCTTTTTAAATGTGCCTTGCCTTATTTCTTCTTTTAATGCTTCAAAATCTCTTCTTGCTTTTAATTCAGCATCTAATAATTCTAATTTAGATTTTTCTATTTTATTTGCTTTTTCTTGAGCTTCTCTCTGTGCTTGGATTCTAGCAGTAATCTCTGCAATTTGCTGTATAGCGATTTTCATATCTTCATTCATCTTACCAGAGTTTTTAATTCTTTCTACCTCAACTGCATCTGCACCATTCATTGCTGCTTCTTGTGATAGCAATGATGCAACTTGATTTCTATAGCCTTCAGTCAATGAATCAAGAGTTTTTGTGTAATTAGCGTTACGCTCTGCCATTGTAGTGACCGCAGTATCTACTGTGTTTAGTGATGCTAAATAGGCTTCTAATTGCACATTTTGATCATCTAAAGAATCTGTTGAATCATCTACACTTGTTTTTAAATGATCAAATGTACCAGCCATTTGAAAAAGTTTATCTATGCCTAAGACTGTTCCAGCTAAAAGTATTGCTTTGAATATTTTTCCATAGCTAGCAAGTGCTGCATTCGCAAGTAGTGCTTGTACTCTTAAAAGACCAAATGCAGTTGCTAAAGCACCAATACTAGTAGCAACTTCCGCAGTACGTTTTGCATCCATAGCTCTAAAAAATCTTTCTGCACCTTGTGCTACTTCTGTTAGTGGACCTATAACACTATCTCCAATCACAGCAGCAAAACGAGTCATTGCATCTTGCATATTACTTACTGCACCAGAAAAAGTTTTTGATAAACGATCTGCGCTTCCACTAATACGACCATCTGGATCAGTCATTGCTCTTACTAATGCAACTCTAAATTCAGGTAAAGTGATTTGAGTAAGATCCGTTATTCCTTGAGAATCTTTAATTAATTGTAGGATTCCACGTTCTCTTAGTATATCTGCTGCGCCTGCACCACCAGCAAAGGCACGACCAAGCGCACTGGCAGCTTCCGTTGCAGTAGTACCCATAAATGCTGCTAAGTCAGAAGTCGCTCTAAGCGTTAGTTTTGAATTTAACCCAAATGCCTCTAATTGCGCACCTGCGTTTACAACATCTGCTAATTGAAATGGAGTAGTTGCTGCTACTTGATTAAATGCTTTAAATGCAGATTCAGCTTGTTGCACACCACCAGTTAAGCCAACTAATCTTGTTTTCACATCTTGAAAACCAGATGATGCTTGAACAAATCTATTCATAACCGCTACAGCACCACCCAAGGCAAAGCTGTATACTAAGATTTTATTTCTTAAACTACCAAGACCTGCCATTAGGCCTTGAGTTTCACCACGCATTCTATCCGCAGCTTTGTTATATCCTTTGGTGTTTTTCTCTAAATCTCTTACACTTCTTGTCGCACGTGCAAAACCTTTCGTGCGGACTTCAATAATAAACTTTTTTTCAGCCATTTTTCTTCTTCATGTCTTCAGATTGTAATGCATTAAATTCTTCATCTATAGCTGAAAAGATGACTAAGCGATGATAATCTGCGCTATCTATCGTTGTAGCCAGTGGTAGATTGAATCTTTTCATAGCCATGTACTCCTCAAGCGCAAATATAGTCTCAGGCGTTAGAAAGTACGTAGAGTCAGCACAGAATACCAATGAGTAATATAACGCAGCACCAAGCGTAAATTTCCCATCACTATCTTGTTCTACGATACGACCAATCTCTTCCCATAGTTCATCCTCTGTATACGTGATGTTTTTCTTGAGTGTAGGAGACTGCGCAGTGTATGGAAAAGCTAAGTTGCGTGTGGGTTGGTTCTTATAACTCATCCACACGGCAACTCGGTGCATAATTACTTTTTTTTGTTTGGTTCTTTGTATGCGTTATAAATAGCCATTAAGACACTATCGATTGCATTATCATCTAGTTTACCTAATTGCTTTTCTGGATCGGTAAATGAATGATTTAATATCCAATCTAGTACAGTAAAGAATTTGGATGTGTCTATCTCACCTTCTTTTGTAATAGCACCTACTTCAAGTTTATGCAGTTCTCTGCGTGACTTAAAACTAATGTCAGGTACATCAAATGTACCATGGTCTGTTTTTACTTTCATGTTTCATCCTACGATGAAAACGGCGTGTGTTAATTTGCGATCGTGATTGAAATTATTGTATTGGTTTCTTGATCAGCACCTTTAGCAGCAAACGCTCTAAATGGAATCGTTTGCAATAAAAAGTCACTAACTTCTGGTTTAGAATTATCTATCATTATATCTGGACAAGAGATATTTAGATTAGCTGAAGTGCTATCTATAAGAGACAGTGCAATACCTGCGCTATCTCCTTTAATATGATCAGCAATATCATTTATAGAATCATCTCTTTTAGCAGTAATTGATCCAGTTACTTCATATGGTCCTGTTTGCACATATCCATTTGGATCAAAACTTGCACTTCCTGGCTGAAAGTGAACTCTAGCCAATGGTCTTGTAATACTGATTTCAAAATTATTTAATGTAAGCGCAACACTATCAATTGTAGATGTTCCTAAATCAAAAATATTACGTGGACTTCCTACGTCTATTGTAGGTGATGTAGGATTCAAATTTTCTTCTGATGGTTGATACGCTGTAACAAATGTAGTTTCTACTACCATTTCACCACCATTAGTTCCTACATCCTGACGTAAAACCATAGAAGTAGCAAAACATCCTTTCATTACTACATCATTATTCGTGGACTTATCAGAGCCAGCATTTGCAAACACGATAGTAAACTGGCTTGCGTTTGCAATTCCATGAGTCATATCTCCTGTATTATCGCTCGGATCTAATATTGCTGCGCTTGAAGGAGTCCCAAATAAAGAAAGGCAACTTTGTAATACTGCTGTTGTTGTACCTCTCATAGTAAGAGTTACTTCATACATTTGTGTATCTGGTCTATGATGTCCTTGTGATTCTACTTGTCCATAAATACCACTGCGTGATGGTGCAACATCAATTGGTGCGCTTGCATGTTCAATGTTGTAATCAATTACCTGCAATTTATGCCAAGTATCACCAGCTACGTGTGCAGCTCCAACTGTTTTTGCAGAACTTGCTGCTGTGCCAAGAATTACTTGAACATCACTTCTTGATTGAAAATTTGTTGCCATTACTTACCTTCCTTTAATTGCTTTTTTGGTTCTGCGCTTTGTAAATGCTTTATTAATGATTTAGGCGGTTCAGTAATTTCGATACTGCGACCATCCGTAAGTTTTCTATGCTTTGCTGGATCAGAAAATGCTATAAAATTCTCATCATCTTTCAAGTCAAAATATGATTTCTTTGCTTTGTAAATCATCCTATTATCTCCATTGCTGATACTACAGCAGTCATATTAGCGCGTAATAAATCTGGATTCTCATCATCACGTTCATATATAGTGTTGTCGATGACAGCATTGTAAAACTGCCTTGTATTGGATACACTATAGTTTCTGTTATTATATATAAGTCTTTTCATACGCTCTGCTACTAACGATACCTGCCTAAAGCTCTCCTTTGTGTAATTACCTGCAAAATCCACTTGGTAACTGATAAGGATTGTATAATCTCGTACCATTCCTGTATTAATTTGCTCGTTAAGATCATCTGACACAGGCTGTAATAAAAAACTTTGATTAGATTGATGTTCATCATAAAAAATCTGAATCCCAAATTCATCAGCAATGATACTATGTAAATTATCAATGACTCGTTCATAGATAACATTGTTAAATGATATAGCCATTATCTATAAATCTGTCCACTGCGCACAGTTCCTATTTGAATTTCATCGGATTGAAATGTTACGCTCCACTCATCAAGTAATGTATAAACGCCTGCTTGAAAGCGAATAGAAGCACCATATGCAAGTGATTGATAGTCACCATTCATTACTTCTGCATCTACTGATTTATGTCTTCTTAGTCCTGTGTCATCTTTCGTAAATACATCATACTTGACTGTGCTTGCAGTACCAGGTGTAAATGTACCTGCGGTACTAATTACTACTCGTACTTCATCATAATCTGTGCTAGGCGGACCATACATCTTTACATCTTCAATGTAGCCAGTGCTACTACCATTTACACTAATCTCACGAATAACACCAGATTCTGAACGAAAACTCGTTTCATTCCACATAACGTAATCACGTTGCTTTAGTTTTGTGAGCATACCTTCATCACCTAATACCTGCTCTTGAAGTTCTGCTGCTTTCTCTGGATCTTGGCTACGCACTAAATCTGCGCAGGCTAATAGTGCATTGCATCGTATTATAATAAAGTCATATGGTCTATCTGATGCACCTTGATAATTACTATTACCGCGCTTATAGATAGGTCTATTTAAATAACTGCGCATATGATCCGCTTGCTCTTTTACCACACGATTTTTTAAATCTTCCCAATCTTGTCCTGCTTCAAATACACTAGAATTAAATGCACTAGCAGAGCTAGATGCTAAAAATACGTCCACGTAATCTGCGGATTCGTTATATTTAAATTCGTTATCGGCATCTGGTGTGTCATTAACTTTCGTTAACTCTAAACCATCTTTGTATAAATTTTCTATGTATCCAGTATTATGTAATCTATAAAGATTTGTAGATGGATTTGTCCAATTTGACATTAGTACACGTTTACGATCATAGCGATCTATATCACTAACTATTGCTTGTAAATCGGTTGTTATATTGCAGAATGCTGTTAAGTAACTCATGCTTGTGCTATCTCATTAGTTATGCTACTAGTAGGTAAAATGGTGACATTAGGTATATCAGTGCAAATAATTAATGCAATCATTGCTCCTAGAATCATATCCATATCCATTCGTGGATCTTCTAATTGCCGCGTTAACTCTTGTAACTCGTGCATTGTATCAATTAATATATCTATTTTTTCTGTTTCATCCATATTTCTGTACTATCTCGCAAAACTTTTCTGGAGTACCTTTACCTTTTGCAGTGTTATAAAAAACTTTCCATTGTTGCGCTTGCTCTTCTAAGGTTCTTGGTAACTTTTTTGGTATTCTACGCAGGTGTAATCTACAAAAAACTATTTGTGCTGCAAGATTCGTAGTGAGAATATATTCCCAATCTTTTTCTACTGGCGAAGTAAAATGTGACCAATCTAAATAACACGCTTTTGAAACTTTCTTCATTAGCTCTTCTCGATACTGAAGATAGTTATTTATTGTATCTACGCCCACCCATGGTTCAATTTGGTATACTCCAACCGCGGGCCCTGAGATTTGTTGAATGTAAATATATCTCGATTCTACTAATCCAATATTATAAATAAACTCTGCTGCTTCAGGAGAATATAAATCTATCTTCTGTAAGACACGCTTAATGAGTTTTTTTATTTGATCTGGATTGATCATTTGCGCTTCATACCTTTTCTCATCTTTTTCTTTTTAACTTTTACTTTCTTGGACTTCTTCTTCTTTCCATAATGATACGGCATTATCTTGCTCTCCTTACTTTCTTGGCAGTTCTTTTAGAATAACTAGCGTTCTGTTTACCTTGCTTACTAGCAGCTCTTTTCAGCCTATTCTCATATGCCTTTTGTGATTTCGTTAAATTCTTACGTACACTAGCAGGTAAGTATCTGCCTCGCTTTTTGCGTGGTTTCTTTTCATCACCTTTCGTGACGTAACCCCAATTTTGCTTACTCCACTTTTTTAAACTCTTTTGTGACTTCTTTAATGCCATTATTTATATCCACCGCCTGCTTTCTTATATGCTCTCGCTAACATCTGCGCTTTCCTTGCACTCCATTGTCCTGATCTACCACCTTTATTACCTGCTTTAATGCGATAAAAGATCCGTTTGCGTAGTGATGGTTTGGTGTAATTGCCTGCTTTATTTACAGATGATTTCTTTTTCATTTACCTACCTTTCTCATTGCACTAGAATGAGATTGACCAAATGTTTTACCTCTACGCATTGCAGATACCATAGATCGTAAATGTTTTGCAGTGTGATGTCTTGCGTGTCTACGCATTGAAGATACTTGTCGTTTACTTAATCCTGTAACACTAACACCTTTGACTTTCATTACCACTTCACCTTATTTGACCAGAATTTTGCTGAAAACTTATTAGTTGTTCTACCATGCCTTGCATAGTATGCGCGTCTTCTGGCCTGTTGAGATTTACTCTTTGGGTTCTTACCTGCGCCACGCACACCTTGCTGTCCAAATCTCACTACTTTATATCTACCACCACTAGATGCCATCACTACATGTGATTTTGTTTTGTGACTTGGTGTACGTTTTGGTTTATTTACTCCACGTAGACCTAGCCTACGCATCGTTGATTGTACTCGTGCAGGTACTGCCATTACTTACCTTTAATTAAACCGATAGTAATAGACTGGATCACTTCTACTAACTCTTTAAACATCTTGCCTTCTTTCTCTTCTTTTACAAAAGGTATGTTAATCTTATCGTTTAGTAGTTGTGCCAGTTTATCTGCAAAATCATTTGATCCAATATGATCCACTGCTTGGTCTTGCATTTTATCTGCTTGTTCTTCGGCTAGCTTTACTAGCATTGATTTTATATCCATTAGACGAACCTCATTATTATGTTTATCATTATAGGAAAAGTAACAAGAGCTACCGCTCCCCATGTTTGAAATCGAGCAATATCAGTATCATGGTTACTGACCTTTCCATTAAGTCTTTCTAAATGCTTCTCTATCCTATGTAAACTAGAGTAGATGTTTTTAAGTCTTTCATCGTGCCTTGTTAATATTCTTGTAAAATCTTGAGCGTCCATTAATGTCTCCCGTTACCATTCATTCTACTCATTATACCATCCATTCTTGAGAGTTGTTTTTCTAAATCGCTAATAGCTTCCATCGTTTGCTCATATCTTCTATCGCGTACAGCATCAGAGTCATTCCATCTATTAATAAGCTTTATAATCATTCCTTCCATGTTGTTAATCGATTCTGATTGGCCTTTATTTTCTACTTCTAAATTTTTTAATGACTCTGCTTGAGCTTCTGATTTTTTAGATAAATTCATTACTAGGTAGATTAAGAGTGCAGCGCAGACTCCAATCATACCTGCTTCACCATATATTGCCATTACATCCATTACTTTTTCCGCTTTTTCCAACTCATTGGATTTAAATTAATTTTTAATTCTTTCTCATAGAAAGATATTTTCTCTTCTAGTTCTTGTCGTTTCGATTCTTCTTCCATTGTATGTCGTTCCAGTAGATCTTTAATTGTTGTATCCGCACTAACAAGTTCAACTTCAAGCTTAGAAATCCTATTTTCCATATGCACACCATAATAGCTAATCCCAGCAACAAAACATAATATTTGAAATAACCACTTAATATTAAGATGTATACTAAAGTTGTCATCGATAACATCAGCGCGATAGCTTCTAGCAGTCTTTTCACTCATCTCTTCCTTATTGATTCCCATCTGTTGTGAGTAAAACACCACATGTCTTGATTAAAACTAACATGATCCGCAT